TTCAGACAACTCTCTCCCTGCCCGGTTTTTCACCGGTACTCCCCGAAGGGAATATTAAGCCCAACTGGTCGTTAAGCTCTCTTGTTCTATAAAGTTAGAACGTACCTTGGAGCTGACTCCCGCCTGGAGGCGGTGCCATTTCTTACCCCGGCGTTTATATACAACACGGCGCCAGCGGAGAATGGGTGAATCACATTCCCTATCCCAACACGATAGATCATCATCGTGATTAAGGGTCCTTAGCTTTTCCCAATAAAATGGGAACTGAGAGATGACCTTTCGGAAATCAGAGCTTTCCCGGAGATATTTAAACCTCCAGGTACAGCAACGAGTATCCCAAATAGGCCGTTCACTCATAAAGGTAAGGCGTACAAAAGGATCCTCCACCTTAATCCCAGAACTATCTGGAAAGGAAGGCGGTACGACGAAGGGCTTACCCCCCGAACGTGTAATCTCAAACCTCAAATACGCGAGCGTATCCGGAATTTCTTCTGGAGACCACCTGCGTGTGAGGCCATTGTACATTTTGAATAAGTATGCCAATAAAGGCGCTCCTTCTAACTCGGTTGACTGGCCTTCCGGTTGGAAAGGCCTAACATCAACACCGTGGAAGTAGTCACTTCCACATGATTCCCTAAAGGGATCGGCTACGAAAGTCTTATCTCTATTTAATAAGAGATTAAGATCATGGAAAACGCGCTCAACATACCTATGTAAATATTTAGGGTATATTAAGTCGTCACCATACACGGAAATCCGTGCTCGCTCCCGTCCCAATAAATTCGCTATAGCTCGTAAGAGCACATAGAAAATAAGGGTTTCAAGTGGGAACGTATGACCAAGGCCCATTGTTAGGATGGTTTCCATCCTAATTCGGTCCTCGCCAATGCGTACGTAAGGTATGTGGCCAAATAAAACGGCTTTATACCAAACCGAAGGCAATATACGCCTAAGAAGACTTTTAACGATCGAGTCCGAAGCAGCGGAAAGATCCGCTGTGACAAGACGACGATCAACAGACGCCCGCTTGACAATCCTTTGATGGACTGCTTGCAGATATCTGATGTCTAGACCCACTTTTAACAGGCGAGATTGAATAACCTTACCGAGCCCCATTGTATAGAAACTACCAATGGTGGTATTCGGCAAGATCAATCTCAAACTGTTATATTTCTTAGGAACCAAAGAACAGGTAAGAGTGTCACACAATGCATATGCTATCTCTCCCCCATGAAGGGTGCGGAGACAGTCATTCAGATGACTATCTGAGGCCAGGTAATCCTGAAACCATGCTATGTGCTCCAAAGAGCCTGAAATTGGCTGGCTTAGCTTCGAATCTAAGTACGATTCTCGGTAAGGCACGCCATAACTAGCTCTTCTCCCAAAACTACACGATGAAAATACTTCTTCCATATCAAAGGAGCCCAGAATCTGGGCTGCCAGTGTTCTGGCTTCGCGAAGAACCAAAAAGGTCGACGCGAACCGAGGTTGGAAGCGTGCAACTCGGACTTGCGTATCAAGAAACTTCTTGATCGTAAGCTCGGCAAGCTCCGCATCGGTATAGACATCATCGTGAAATCGGTACCGCTTAAATAAGTTCTCGAGCTGGTACTCCCTCTTAAAAAACCAGGGAGGCAACTGAGTCCGTCCGGGCCAAACTACTGAACGGAATTCTTTTATTCCGCCACGCTGCAAAGCTTCAGCAACAGTAGCGCAATAACTAGGCCCAAGCTGGCGACGGAAGTCCCCTACAAGGTTCAGCCAGATATTCGTCATGACTGAATCAGTATTTACAACCATGGTGGTCTCCTATGGTTATGGGTTAAGCTGAAGTATTAGGCTAATGAACCTGACGACCAGAAAGAAAGGAAATCACTGTCTGAGACGGCTTGAGCCGCCAGCATTAGAAGCTCAAAAGCTTCCGCTGCCGTTGACTCAGGATGGACTTCGCGTTCGATCCGGATCAGATTAAAAACCGTAGTACCGTCAGCAAGGATTTTGGGCGCAACAATAGAGATAGTTTTTCTGTCTTTACTGTACGTCCCATCGCCAAGTAATGTCGGCACCTTATTCTTGATGGTCATATTCTGCCTTATACGGAAATCCGTTTGAGAAGAATCAGCAATATGGATACCATTCCCTACTGCTTGGCCATCCGGGGTGAATGTTACATCACTCCCACCTACAACGGATGCGGATGTCGCACCACGTTTCACAACTGCGCTCTGGAGTGGCATTAATGCCTCCTTCCAAGTGTGGTAATTTCATTCCATAAAATGGAACAAGAATCCAAAATCCTCTTGAAATTGAGGACTCTGGCGCGAGGTACCGGGAAATCCGGTAGCAACGGATTGGGCAGTCGGATTAAGGTTTTACAGTCCCAACGATAAATCGAGGGATAGAACCCCTGTGCAGGCCAAGATCCACCGCAGCTGCGCGTAAGCGCAAGCTGCTGGACCTCCACGGTGTCGTGTATCACTTGTGATACGCAACTACCGCGGTCCCTCACAAAAGGGTCAGGCGTTATTGCCTTCAACCAAGGTCCAACAGTCCAAGACCAGTCAACCAAAAAAGATGCACCGAGTAGCTCCCACAAGGATGCCGGTAACTGGCTGGGAGATAACCCCCAGTATCGCGGCTCATGCCGCATCTCCAGTTCCAGTAACTTCTGGAAGTAGGAACAGCAAGTAGCTTTCCTCTCAATAGTATGCACCTTTTGCGCCTTTCCTATAAAATTTTGCACCCCACTGCCAACTAGGCTAGTATTGTGTTCCGTTTTATAGGCCCCCTTTCGCTCAGTGAAGATTGGGCTGCGAACCTGTTTCGCAGTTTTTGCGAACTCAGCTTGGATTGCTGACACATCTTGGACCAGAGGCATTAAGCCATACCTGTATTCAAGCCATGTGTTAGTCATTACATCCGCGCTGGGTAACGCTCTCCTTCGTGGAGATCTTCGAGCTACTTTGGAGAGGTATTTCCTAAGGCTAGCGAACGGGGAACGAAGCATTGCGAGAGTCTCTCCCATCTCGCCAAGGATTAGTCCAAGGTCGAGTGCAGCATCTTTTATTGCTGCATGAGATAGAATATTCGCTTCATCGTTCAAAATTGGGTCCAGCCCCGATATTTGCATATCGTAAAGCTGTGAAACCCAGGGTCCTTGGAGTTCGATAAACCGGCATGGCGCAGGAGCAGATGCTTCCGCGGCATACCCATCGATAACACTCCCGACTGCTGTTCTGATTGTTACAGGATTTAGCTTAAAAGAGCTAGGCGGAGTACCTCGAATTGAATCGATGTACTTATACTTACCAACACACTTTGCAGTAGTTGGTTGTATGTCCGCACTGCTATAAACGGAACCATTCCGGTTATAGACAGTATACCTGTAGGTAGGCGGGGCAACCCGCTTATCCGTAATCGAAACAACAGCCATAGAACCTCCGTCAGCTTATGTTGACGTGAACCCCCCACTATGGG